ACATTTGAAATGGAGCATCATAAAATCTCATTGGTGTTTACCAATCGCACTTTTGAGAAGTCGGAATTGTTTGTGTGAAAAGTTTAGAAGCCAGCTGGATTCGTGGGATTCCCAAGTCCTAAGAAAGGGGGGGAACAGATACCACGAAGATTACGCTGGATTGAGAATCTAACGCGCGCATCACTTAAGTATGATTGCGCGGTCATTGGTAGAAATTTTTAGTTTGCACAGGAATCTTATTATTAATTATCCTGTTAGCAATTCATGTTGTATTGAGCTACGCTTGAAATCGAGTCTTTCAAGGGCTTATCATGGTCCCAAATATACTACTTCCCACGCGACGGACGCTGTAGTCCCTCCGGTGAGTAAAGCTGTTTGCATATTTATATAAGAAGAAGTACCATATATTTGATAATCATTAGAGCACATAAAGGTCACCTGGCCAGATGCTGTGTTTGACGTGTACGTGCCTGATAGTAAAGGATCATAAGCAGTATTTATTTGACAATTAAACACAGTATTAAAAGTAGTTTGGAATGTTGAAGCTTGATTAAGGCCGTCTGTATATGTTGTGACACGATATGTACCTGAAATTAAATTGGGAGGGAAATTTATTCGTGGCGCTGCGGCAGTTCCGCTAAGAGTGCACCCAATTGAGCGCACAGCTCCACTAACGCTTGCTATCGCCACTGAAGATGACGTAGAGCATGTTGATGAGTACCAGTAATCCATCACGCTGCCAGAGGCTGCAATGACGGGTTTACAAAGTATAATATCATAACTTACCCAAAGACCCCCAATATTGGCCGCGGCTTGCATCCCTTGAGAAGCAATTTGAAAAACTCCTAAATCATACAATCTAGGGTCGCGACCTGTTCCTACAGCAGCAGTTCTAACATATTGCCATTTAGTTGGTCGAGTTCCAGGATGGCACTCAACTGCATGAAGTAAATTGTCTGCAGGTTTGCCATAGTTCGAAAACTCCGTTGCTAACATTTGCTGTGGGTTAATATATACAGTATCAGATGCATTGTAATCGGTAGCCATTATAATTTTGCCTAGTGCTGTGTTAGTACTGTTTAAAGCGTCAGCACTAGTAGAGACAAAACTTAAAAGTAACCCTGCAAAATAATATTCTTGATAATTTGCAGCTATGGATGCTAACCATGGGAATGTTTGAGACAATCCGGGGTTTAGATCATAAGAAGCTAGGGTAAAAGCTGTTGTGCCGCTGATATCACCTAAATACTCCTTATGTCGAATACGAATGCAATTTTCGCCGAAAGCAGGGACTGGTGAGCCTGACATAGTTAATGTATTGGCTGAAATTTTGTAATCACCATATCCCGTTACTTTCTTAAAAGCCCAGCCGAGTCCGGAACCTAAGGTTCCGCCGACTGAGCCGCCGATACCGGGCATTACATAGTTTCCTAGACCTTGCCCCAAAGCCTGTCCTATTGATTGTGCAACTCCACCCCTGTTCCCAGAGCTCTTGCTCTTTCGGGGTGCGCTCTTGCGCGGTTGCTTTCTCCGTGGAGGACGAGACCGTGGCGGCAATTTCTTGCGGTTGAGAGGTTTCGGCATTGACGAAATTATATATAAATGGTGGTTTATATTCTATATATGATAAAGTTGGTTTTGTAAAATTTAAAAACGGTGTGTGAGACATATTAAAACTCGAAAAAACTGGGCAGCCAAATCTACCCAGCACACACTTGCCCCGATAAATTACTAAGGGGCATCCCTAACTGGTCCATTCCGTCGCCAGTTTCGTGAGAAAGATTTACCCACGCTATTCTTTTGAATAACAGCGTGTTTAAAATTGGACTTCGGGTGAGCATCACCTGAGTCTCTAAGTGCTACTGCTTGCTCGTAGCTTGGTAATTTAAAACCAAAAGGTTGACCTTTTGGACCATGATGTATCATGGCTTGATGAGCTACATGTTCAAATGGTTCTCCCTTATTTTCTCGCACGTCAGGGATTTGAAAAGTAACTTTGCGATCATCGCGGACCTTGAGATGATCTTGGTGCTTTGCTTCACCTTCAGGGCCCTTAAAAGCATCGGCCCTTGTAGCATCCCAAGATCTTTCTACCCATGTTCCTTCACGTTGTTTCTTCTCTTTAATGAATTCAAAATTTTTCCGTTTTTCATCTGGAGTTAACGTGGGCACATTTGAGTGCACAAGCGGATTAGGATGTTTCCTCTGTTCTACGGACCATGTCATTCCACAAGGAGCTAAATCTCCATTAACAATAACTGGAATGTCTGATTTGGCAGAAAGTGGTTCTTGGAACAAAGGAGGAGTCATCAACTTTTCATAGGTATTAGCTTGACTGAGCCAGGTCTTAAATTTTTTATAATCAAACGCTGGCATTGCATGAGATAAATACTCAAGCATCCAGTCACCTGGTTCATTAGGATACTGTTCGTCGGGGCCAAAATGGGACAACCAGGCACGCATACGAAAAGTTTGTTCGTTTTCTTTTATTTCATCTTTGTGATTCATCATCACAGCGGAACAAAATTCTCCCAAAATCGGAGTATTTTTATCTGTTAAAATAAAGCCTCGCACTTTCTCTAACAACTTTGTTAAATGTGTAACAGTGCGACCTAAATTAACGCTCAAATGAAATTTTGGTATGGCTCGTGGCAAATCGGCACAAGTGCTAAGCTCTCCGTCCCATACCATAGGGGAATAAACACGTGCCAAAAATTTTATACCTAATTGGCCACGGTGGACAACATCAACAGTTAGCTTTTGACCAATACATGAAGCTGCTCGTTCG